TGAGGCTTTTGGCCTCACGCGCGATATCCCTAGTAACATCCGTTGACCAATCTATTTGAGAAAGGTCAATGTCAGTTTGTACGAAGTCCACGAGCTGCTCGCGTGTTTGTTTTATCGGCACCTTGCTCTCGGTTTGTACTTTTTTGAAAGCTACACAGAACTGATAGACAAGTCCTATGCATTTAGAGGCCTTGTCTGAGTCAGGCGATTCAAGAATAGGCTTCACCAGACCCCTGAGAAAATGGGGCCCAGTGATCCCGACTGATTTTGGCTTCGAAATTTTGAAGCCCTTCGGTCGGAAGGCCTGTTCCTTTCGTTCTAGACAAAGAAGTAAACTGTCAAAAAACGAAGGAAGGGTTACGGTAGCAAATCGTATACCCTCTGAATCCAACCGGCGAGATGTTGTACAAATGTCTCGCTGGTAGTCAGCGTTGCCGTACTCAGAGAAAAGTGTCCTAGTATCGCGAAGGATATCCATAAGGCTATTTCTAATAAAACATAAAGTAGCCACAGGATCACTATCATGTCGGCGGTTTTCCCTATTATTTTGTTTATTAAGGGGTTTCCTCCGGCAAGTATGTGTTTCAATTCCCTTTCGAGCATTGCTATTGCTCCGCGGTACACCTCTTGTAGAAGAGGGTTTGTTGGCTCTTCTGGCTCGGTGGAGTTTTTTGTCCATCGTTGCCTCCAGCCAACGTCCCGTTCGTCGGTTTTATCACCATTGCGGGAGTTAGGGGTTAGTAAGCCTAGCAGCAGCTTGGCCAGCGGAAATGCTATCGCTGGGAGGCCCATAGCTAGATATGGCCTTGCCGAAACCGTTTAACAAAATCGGCTTCTCCAACTGCACTGACCAAGATACCCAGTTCTTCTTCAACCTCTTCGTCGGAAAATTCGACGGCGCCGGTGATCGTTATATTGATCGTCAGCAAATGGAGGCTGTCATCGTCCGAAATAACGGCAGGATGCCGCTTGACAGTCCGCTGCAATAGATCGCGGCGGAAGCCGGACTTCAAGACTCTTTGGTCATGTTTCACGACCAATTTGGATTCTGCAGATGTATCCGCATCGTCCTCAATCCAAGTACCTACTATGGCACGAGGGTTGCTTACGTCTTGAGAGAGGAAACTGAAATCACGGTCTACGGGTGTGCCCGCACCATCGGCGAGTGTTACCGGGTTGTCGAACAGAGACATTGGACTTGCTCCTTATGTTGTTATTTTTTACAGCATAACCCTGCTGGTTTAGGGACCCGATTCCTCGGGTAGGGTAAGTTGAAATTCGAAGTCGATGACCTTCAGAGTTACCACAGTGCTCGTACGAGGGCGGAGAGATTGAGTGCCTGTTTAGATGTTGGCACGGTTAGCCTAGGTAAGGCTACACCCCTGTTAGGACTGGTCAATCTCCGCACGTAGTGTGACCCATAAACCCCGGTAACAACCTGGGTAGTCTGGGACACATCAAACTCGAACGGTTGACTGCCTCCTATTATAGCGAGGCTCCCGCCGATGGGCTTATAATGGACGCCAAGCGATGCTTCTGTTAGAAGCGACTCGCAATATTGAAGCATCCTGAGCTCAACATTGGGATCTTTCTGCATGAAACCAATGGCTTGGTCAACTTTGAGAAAGTAATCTAACACAAAGCTGAAAGGTAAAGCATTCCAAACCACCCGCGCGTTCAAATCTAGCCCATACATTCGCTTTATGGCATCCCATTCTGTCCTCATAGAATAATTATAATTATAGGACATAGTGGCGACATAAGTAGTCGAGGTATGACTCCCTTTGTACATAACACCCCATTGGAATGGGGTACCAAAGGAAGTCTGTTCGTCGATCAATTCAGTATAATGGGAGTTTTGTATATTTTTCCCACGATCGAAGAACTCCTGCTGCGCATTTTTCACGAGCGTTTGTAATTGTTCCGCGAAGGTAACACAGTCGCGGATGAGAGGATCTATCGCAAATACTTTCGTAAGATAGGCCTCTGCTAGACTTTTACTACCGGTGTTCACGAAACGAAGAACAGCTTCAGATGTTGAACCCGAAGCGACCTTCTTTTCTGCAGCTTTAATTTTCGATTTCATTGACTTCACCCGCTTACCAAGTTCACTGAATTTG